GTGAGATTCTGCCTATCAGAGCCTGCGAGGGTATTTTTTATCCTCACGCTAACGGTTTTCTGCCACCGGATCTCTGTCGCTAATCAAACGCTACTTTATCGAAAGTAGTAACGGGATTCTTTGGAAGAGCCACGGGGAATCGAACCCCGCTTCCAAGGATGAAAACCTTGTGTCCTAACCGATAGACGATGGCTCCATGTTATTAGTTTTGCTGACGCACTATTTGCTATGTCTCAACGGAATCGGTGGCCACACTACCGTTTATCGTCATAGTTACGTAGGGTTGACGTTTACCCAAGGGCTTACATCAGCAAAACTAATAACACACTATATGAAAAAACATTAAGGAACGTAAACTGTATCCCCCAGTACCGTCTACTGGATCGTTGTTTCTGTCATTACTGCCTAACTTCCCGTCACGTTAAACAATATTGCTATTATCGATACGCTTCTTGCACCCTATGCGACCCAGCGCCGTCACGCCAGCTTGCCCCATAGACCTACCTAACGGATTAGGTGACCTTAGTGTTTTTTCATATAGAGCCCTGAACTTAACAGGGATATATGAATTCTAAATTTTAAAGAACTGTTTTGCAACTGACTCTATCATTTGTTGCTATGTGTCTATTATAACACCGTTTGAATTAATTGTCAAATTCTTTTGTGTCTTCTAGCATCATGCTACCGTTTCCAAGAACTTGTTCAATCAATCTATAACTAGAGTATAGCACTAGATTGATTTATTGTCAAATTATTGAACGTGGCCCATAAACATTTCAATGTCGTACCAAGCTACTGCTTTAGTATTCAATTCGTAAACTATTACAGGGAATGCTTGCGTATTGATTTTGTCAAACTTAACTGACTTTTCAAACTCAGCTTGTGACAGGTCCTCATCATAGTCAAACTTGTCATCAAATTCAATGTTAGCTTTGTTACTATTTACAAACGTATCAATATCGTACATAGAGTCCCTTTCAAATGATTAAGATGCTATTGTATAGCCAAATCCATTTATTGTCAAATTATGGTCCGGGGTACAGGAATCGAACCTGTATTGACGGCTTAGAAGGCCGCTGTATTATCCATTATACTAACCCCAGAACATGCAATGATAAATATTCTTATGGAACAACACACCTTATATGATGAATTAGAACTACCTAAAAATTGTACTTCCGAAGAAATCAAACAAAAATACAGAACATTAGCACAAATCCATCATCCTGACAGACCCGGTGGTAATGAGGAAAAATTTAAACGAATCAAATTAGCTTACGAAACATTAAGTGATCCCACAAAACGTGCTCATTACGATTCTACTGGTGAGCACTATGACGATACAAATATTGACAACGAGGTATACACCAGACTGTCTAATATGATATCACACTTTACTCAACATATAAATCCTGAAATTGATGACTTGATTCTAAAAATGAAAGTTGATATTCATCAGGCACAACATCAAACTAGCAATGCCATATTAGAATGTAACAACGTTATAAAAAAATTAACCATCATTGCTCAAAAAATTAAGTTGAAAAAAGAAGGTGAGAATTTACTAAAGACCTTAGTAGAAGCAAAGATTACTCAACGACATAATGAATTAACTACTCATAGAAGAACGTTGATAGTGTTTGCAAAAATGTTAGAAACCTTAGAAGACTACCACTTTAGTCTTGAAGAATGGCAATTGCTTATCAGCTAAGTTACGCACTCAATGATTGCCTAAGTTTTTCCAACTCATCTAGTGAAAGAACTAATTCAAGTTTGTTTTGTGTTGCTTCTGGATCTTTTGCCCATTCGTATTTTGTATAGATCCGAACGTATGCGCTGTCTGCCGGGATATCCAGCTTACGTGTTTCACAATATAACTTATATCCTGCAGTGTCACTAATTAACATTTGTTGTCCTTTTAAATTGGCTCCTCGACCTGGGCTCGAACCAGGGACCCTGTGATTAACAGTCACATGCTCTACCGACTGAGCTATCGAGGAATATTTGGTGCCCCCACCATGAATCGAACACGGGACAACCTGATTACAAATCAGGTGCTCTACCAACTGAGCTATAAGGGCGTCTTTTATTTAAGTGTATTGTATCATAGGAAAACTTTTATGTCAACCTATGATAATAATATTCTACTGTGTTTTGGGACACCTGCTAACAAATATTCCATTTGGTCAGCAAGAATTGTACGATGTTGCAATATCATATTCTCGTAATGATTAGGTACATAAGGTGCATATAGTAATTCCATACGCACTTCTTTCAAACTCTTATGTCCTTTCTTGCTGTTGCAATCTTTACAAGCTGTAACTACGTTCATCCAAGTGTTTTCACCACCTTTGCTTTTTGGAACAATATGGTCACGACTTAGCATATGGTAATTGGGGAAGTGTTCACCACAGTAAGCACATACATGTCTATCACGACCAAACAGTGTTTTGTTGCTTAGTGCTACACATGCATGTTTGTATGGATTGAATCCATGTCCTTTGATAGCAATAATACTACTAGCTTCTAAGTAACTCAGTGTACCGTCATTTTGAATACCACCGCGATATCTAGCCACAATATTCCCCATACTCCATGCGATAGCATCTTTGGCTTGATAGGTAATTGCGTCATCATTTGAGATCCACTGCCGAGGAACTCCTGAGATATCTAGTGCTAGAACAGCCATTATGTACTCCTTTTCTGCTTTTGTCACTAATTGTATTTAACATTGTGTTGGCGGGTCTTGCAGGAATCGAACCCACATCTCCAAGTTCGAAGCATGGCATTCTATCCATTGAACTAAAGACCCCTATTACGATTGTACTACAGATACTATTATTTGTCAACATTGTCAGATACGGTGTTATAAATCATATAACCACCCACAATACCAACTAAGATACATGTGGGATTCGTATAACCCATTAATACTAAAAAATTATTAATTGATGCACCTCCCCAAACAGAGGTAATAAAATTTAATTTATTTTTTTTAACGTTATCTGGATCATTAGATGTTGCAACAGTATCTATTACAAAAAACTTAAATGCTGTTATAGGAATTACCATGCTTGGATTTGAACCTATGATGGGATTTAAATCTTTTGCACCGTTGGATAAAGCTACTAACGTAGTTACTGCATCTGTTATGGATACCACTGAGGCGCGATTTTTAGCATCTTCTACGGTGTCGGCATGACAAAATCCATGCATAAGTAGGATGAATAACGTGAGTACTATTCTTTTTGTCATAGTACTATTTATCTAGTCTTGGTGCAACCTCGTGGGATCGAACCACGTTCCTCGGTGCTTCAAACCGGTGCTATGACCACATCAGCTAAAGTTGCGTATTGGGGTGCTTGATGGGATTCGAACCCACGTATATCGGAATCACAATCCGAGGTCTTAACCGCTTGACGACAAGCACCATAAAAGGTGGGAGCCTAGCTATCTTATTGTTAATAAGCCTCACTAGATTGTCTCGTATAGGCAAGTTTATACTACCCATCAATCATACTATAGTGTCATCACAGTAAACCCCACTGTGACTAGATTGACGGGGACTCAAACCTATCGTCTATCCCTAAAATGGCACCCCCTCAAGGATTCGAACCTCAGAATGTCGGAATCAAAATCCGATGCCTTAACCAACTTGGCGAAGAGGGTATATTTGGTAGCCTCACTCTGACTCGAACAGAGGACCTATGCGTTATCAACACATTGCTCTAACCAACTGAGCTATGAGGCTATATTGTTTGGTGGAAGTAAGTAGATTTGAACTACTGACCTGCTCCGTATGAAGGAGATGCACTACCGCTGTGCTATACTTCCATTATAGAAACACACTTCATGGATGAACCCACGTGTCACCTTGCGGCTAGAGTATGTTTCTATAATGGTGCTGATGGCGAGATTTGAACTCACGACCTCTATCTTACCAAGATAGTACACTACCACTGTGTTACATCAGCATGGTGCGACCTAAGAGAGTCGAACTCCTGACCCCCAAGTTCGTAGCCTGGTGCTCTATCCATCTGAGCTAAGGTCGCATTCTAAAACACACTTGATCCGTACCCTCTATCTGTTAGGACTGCTCTCGGGATTAGTATGTTTTAGAATGCCGTGTATCAATACACGACATGATAGGGTTATTACCCTACCCAGTAGTCTTACTCTTTGTGTTATCGCCACAAATTTTATGTGTACTGTCCGCCCGTTTGTTACATTTATGCGCTGTATGCCGGCCCTCGTTGCCTATCACGCTGTTTATCATTTTACTTGGTAAAGTATATGATAAACTTTAGCACGTTGAATCTTTTCTTGAATCAACTTAGCTAATTGTTCCTTCGTCAATACATGATTTTTATACCAATCACGTTTTTCATCAGAAGGTTTCAATTGTATCTTAATGTCCATTTATTGTCAATTCCTTTCTGTAAAAGCAAAAACCCCTGAGACTGTTTAGTTTCCCAGGGGTTAGATAAAGTTGTTATGATGTTAACTTGTTACCTAGTCCCCGGGCCATGTTCCTTTGAATCATTATTGCCACGAATACTTGTAGGATATGCTGGTGCAAAGGATACCATGGCTATTGACTGCCATTGTCCCAAATGTTTCAGCGTGTTACAAGTTTTATTCATCATAGTCTTTTATTTAGTCCTGGTTTTAAAATACTGCAAATTACTAATGTTTTTTGCATTTTTTTAATTTATGTACGTAGTATAACAGAGAATTAATTAATCGTCAACCTTCTTGTTACCCAAAATATTGATACTTAAATTGTTAGTCAAATTTATAATTCCACTTTGCAATATCTACTGCAAAAATTTCCGCTACTTTTAATTTGTCAGCTTCGGTATAAAGTTCTTTGTAGTCTGCACATGCGGCATGTGCTTGGGCAAGAAAATCTACATCCTCTAGAGTAGCGAATTCTGGAATAGCCCTAACACCCGTATTAAAATTATCAAAGTCTAACTCATAACTTACATGTAATGATTCGACAAAGTAGGGTGCTACTTGAACAGAATTTTGTGTACTATAGGTGGGGTTAGTTGGGTCTAGGTATAAATCTAAAAATTCACTAAAAGTTTTGCATACTGTATAGTCAACATAATTTGGACCCAGTTTTAATTGTGCGTCTATTTCTGGATTTGTTTTATTTTTATAAAACAATACCATTCTTTTATAGGGGTTGATTAAAACTACAATTGTTTTAAATTCGTCACTGGTCAGATCAAATATTTCATTAATTTCAGGTAGGGGATGAATATCCTCATGCCCCAATAAGTCATCAGCCGTAATGAAATACTCCATGTGAGTGGTACACGCGGTGATGAAGGGTAGCATATATTCTCTTGGCATTGCATATTGCAGTAAAGTATAGTGTGTCATTATAATCTCATTCTTTCAAGGATGTTCCAAAATCTTTTGGAGTAATACTCTTTTAACTTGCCTTCCTTAACAAAGACAATATTTTTATGTATTCTATATTTATGCTTTTGCCAACTTTCAAACGTTTTATCGTGGGTTAAAATATCTATATTTAAGTCTATTGCTTGGTTTATCCTAAGTGCAGGATCTTCTATTGTATCATATGAGTGGTCTATTAAATCATCAAACATGTCAATACCTAGATTTCTTAGAAAATCAACAGTACCTACGCTAGAGATTAATATTGGAAAGTTGGCTCCGTATATAAAATGCAATGTCTTTTCAGTGATGTTAAAACTATGTTCGTTATAGCTAGTTTCTGATACTAGTTCAATTATACTATCATTATACTTTGATTGTAGGCTTTTTTTAAAGTTGTCAAGATTATCATTTGGCATAGTATAGATATCATTAGAATCTTCTATTTTGTGTTCTTTTTCACGCAAAAATCTTTGATAACCAGTGTTTGCTAACTTGTAATTATAATCCAAATCATGATTGTATGGTATTAGGTCTGACAGTTTATCTTTGTCTATTGGGGATAGATAACTAATTTTTCCAAATTTATCTAGGTTTCTTCCATACAACGCTGATACTAAGTATGATCGGTGATTGCGTGGACCTCGATTAAGCGAAATAAAATTCTTTGCTAGCGTATTTTTTTCAAGATTTGGCATGAATTTCATGTAACTGTCTATTTGATTTGTTATATCTCCGCCCATGGGTATTATAGTACAATTATCTTTGGTGATTTCTTTGTGTAAGTTTTCCAATGACGTTACTAAAATGAACTTTTTGTTAGGGTAATATTCAAACAAGTTGTTAAAATATTCACTGAATTCAGGCAATGGGTTTATCCATGCAGTCTGCGGTGCTATCCTAAAGTGATCTTTAACAAATAAAACAACAATATCATTCATGCACGCCTCTTGTAACATGTCTTCCATACTATTACGGTCTAGGATGTTTGCTACATACTTGTTATAGTATAAGTTAAATGTTTCACGTGAAACAATACTATCAATATATTGGCAATATAAAGGATACATTTCATTGACAGTATTAAGAAACCTTTTATTTCCCGCTAGCATATGCGAATACGCCACTATAAAATTTGAAAACATGGGAAGACCCGGCGGATTAAACTCGGTTAATATTCGATTGTTGTACGAAAACGTAGACTCATTACACAAAGAACCAGTCCATATGTATACAAAACTAGCATTGTCTAAGCCTAGTTTTTTCTTTTGCCCAAATAATTGATAGAATAACTTTTTGCTATAATCATCAAATGGTGGAGAACTAATAATCTTAAGCATCACGTATTTACATTATAAATATCTATATGCAATTTAATCCCTCTGACTATACTACTGTTTTTCTAAGCTATGATGAACCAAATTGTGAAGAAAACTATCAACATTTACTAACACTTAACCCAAATGCTCTTAGAGTGCATGGAGTAGAGGGAAGTGATGCGGCTCATAAGGAATGTGCAAAACTTGCACAAACCGAACGTGTTGTCATAGTAGACGGGGATAATTGGGTAAGAGATAACTTCTATACCACAGATATTAACATAGACTACACCGATGAAGATGTTATTAGCTATAGTGGGTACAACATCATTAACGGTACAAGCTATGGTAATGGTGGAATCAAATGCTGGCCCGTTAAACATATTATGGAAATGCGTACACATGAAAACGGTAGTGACGATAGCATTGACTTTGTACTAAACAAGTATATAGAATTAAACAATATAGGCAGCGATTTACATATTAATAGCAGTCCTTTACAAGCCTGGCGTGCGGGTTTCCGTGAAGTAGTAAAACTAACACGTGACGATAATATAGATTGGCGCAACTATGATAGAGTATTAAGATGGATGCATATTGGGGAAGATGTTAACAATGGATTGTATTCTATTTACGGGGCAAGACTTGCTTATTACATGCTCAAAGTTAATAGTTGGGACGGATCAAACAATGTTAAGAACTTTACTTTTCTCAATAAGTTATATGAACATATGACAAGTATAATGCCAGGATCACTAATAGAGGAAGTAAACGTACTAGGTATATTGATAAAAGAGAAAACCAATGACAATAACATAGGTTTGGCATTGCAAGGATGGGATAGCGGTGAATACAGAAATCGTATAACTAACCCAACACGTAGTCCTGTAAACTATACACCAGAGTATGACATTGTATTCATACATAATAATGAACTAGGTGCAGAAGAAAATTATAACAAAGTTAAAGAACGTTTCCCACGTACTAAATTATTAAGCGGTGTTCAGGGAATACACAATGCTCATATAAGTGCTGCCAAAATGTGTCAGACAGATTACTTTTGGGCAGTCGACGGAGATAGTATCATACATGATGATTTTAGTTTTGTATACAACGATGTAAAATTTTACGAACAACCCACTGTCAGAGTCTTTCGTGCTATCAACCCTGTCAACAAACTAATATATGGCCATGGTGGAATTAAACTGCTTCCTCGTCTTGCTACCATGAGAATGAATACAGGGAACGTTGACATGACTACAAGTATCAGCACACTATACGAGCCTGTCAACATCATAAGCAATATACATAAGTTTAATACCGATGAGTTTAGTGCGTGGCGTACAGCATTTCGTGAATGTGTTAAACTATCTAGTGAAATTATTGATAGGCAACAATCAAGTGAGACACTCAATAGATTGTTCACTTGGTGTAGTGTTGGGGCTGAAGAACAATATGGTCGTGAAACAATACGCGGCGCATTAATGGGCAAACTATACGGGGAAGCAAACAAGAACGACAATGAAAAACTAAAACTAATTAACAACTATGAATGGCTATATAATGAGTACACAAAACAACTTCAGTGATATCCCATTTGATAGAATAGTTAAGTTTGGACAAGCAAATATGCTTGATATGAACTTGTTTACTATTAGCTGGATACTTGGACGATTCTGTAACTATAGTTGTAGCTATTGCTGGCCATATGCTAACAGTAATATCCCGGATCATCAAGAATTGCCATTGTACAAAAGTACCATAGACAGTATTAAAACACAAGCTAGGCGTAACGGGTTTAATAAATTTCATTGGAGTTTTAGCGGTGGTGAACCTACTGCATATAAGCATCTGTTAGAACTAACACAACATTTGGATGAGGGCCCGGTAGAAGGTTATCAAAGTGTCCACATGACTACCAATTTATCTCCTAGTATTAATTGGTGGTTGCGTTGGGAAAAAGCTACTAGTTTGTTACAGCGTAGAAGTCTTACTGCTAGTTTTCATAGTGAATTTGCCAAAGAATCCGAGTTTGGAGACAAGATACTAACATTGATGGAAGAACAGGTATATGTGACTGTCAATCAAGTTATGGTACCTGAAGTCTTTTGGGAAAGCTATGAAAGACTACAACGTTTTCACAAACGTGGAATCAACGTTACACTCAAGCCTCAAAGTGACCCTACTGCCAGTTTTGTTGTTGATGGATATACAGATGAGATGATACAAATCATGCGCAATGGATTCCCCCAACATGCTAATAACGAACCTGTACTACAAGTTAAACTGATAGACGATAATAATAAGATATGGTGGCTAGATCAGGCGGAAAGATTTAATAGTTTTGGATTTAATAAGTTTCAAGGATGGATGTGTAACAGTGGATATCAAGGTATAGTTATACGTAGTGATGAGGTAAAGCGTAGTTACAGTTGTATTGACACCCCATTAGGTTCACTAAGTAATGGATTTACTATATTTGACAAACCAGTTATATGTACCACACCATCATGTGTGTCCAGTGCTGATAGTAAGATACCAAAAATAAAACTATGAGAACATTAGTTGCATTCGGAGATTCATTTACGTATGGCCACGGTTTAATAGACTGTTGGATTAAAAACGGTGATGAATATACGGTCAATTCAGTGCATAGTGAGTATGCATGGCCTTCTTTGCTAGCAAATGATTTGAAATATAATATGGTCAATCGTAGTAAACCGGGATTTAGTAATCTTGCAATATTGCATAGAATACTCAATACTAAATTTGACGACAACTCATTGTGTGTTATAATGTGGAGTTATCCTAGTAGGGACATGATATTCAAGCAACATTATAGACATCAGACAGAAATGTTTAGTAAAAAGATAGACAATGATAAAAATACATGGCATGTTGGTCATTGGCAAAATAGTGATTTATCAAAAAACTGGCTTCTTACACATAACAATACCGACTTAGTTATGAGAACGTGGTTCCATATACACCATGCCAATTTGTTTTTAGAGAGTATGAATATCCCACACTATAACTTTTTTGTAGATTATTCTATGATTAAAGCATACAAACCAACGTACTGTAATATCCCATTTAAAGATATAACCATGCATGATTTTTTATTTTTAGACAGAGCACTTGACGGTAGTCACCCGGGTCCTCTGACACAAGAAAGAATGGCAAAAGATATTAAACAAGCATTGATTGAGGCTGAAATGTTATGAAAATAGACACCAATCATTTACATTATTGGATGCAAGCGATTAGACAAAGCAATGATCCATTGCGCACAATGGATGCATTTTGGAGTGGACAACTTAAAAGTAAAGAATGGCTAATAGATAACTTAGATTTTGTTGTTCATCCTTATATTAACAAAACAAAACTATCAGTAGATATACACGGTGGTTGGGTTGGGGTATTAGCTAGTATGCTATTCCAAAGTAATTTAAACATATCAACTATTCGTAGTATTGATATCGACCCCACATGTGGACCAATTGCCACAATGATGAACAAGTATGAAGAAATAGAAGGTAGGTTTAGAGCTATAACCAGTGATATGTGTAGTATACGTTCTGATAGTGATATTATCATTAATACATCGTGTGAACATATCACACAAGATCAATATGATTTGTGGTTAAGTGGTCTACCTCACAACAGCTTACTGGTATTACAAAGCAATAACTATAACATAGAAGAACATGTAAGAACAGCTAATAGTTTAGAACATTTTAAAGAACAATCTAATATTAAAATACTTTGGCAGGGTCAACTAGAACTACCACTATATACTAGATACATGATAATAGGAAAGCAATAATGTTTCGGTTCGACCAATTAGAAGACATACACTTAGAGATAACAAACAACTGTCAAGCAAGTTGCCCTATGTGCAGTCGTAACGTTAACGGTGGGTTAGAGAACCCATTAATCAGTGTAACAAACTGGACATTAAATGAGTTTAAAACAATACTTTCACCCACTGTATTGAATCAAATCAAACGCTATTACTTTT